TACCATTACATATGTACATACCTTAACACATACCTTAACATTATTCACACGTGACCACACAAATGCCATAGACATATACCTTAACATATCATAAGGACAACACGTACATATAAATGTCCTGAACATTATCTACACAATAAATGCTCTTAACATTTTATTTGTTGAGAGCATTTATTGTTTTCTATACACTACACAGTATATCTTTATATGTATATAGTTCCGTAACACCACATCATGTGATATACTTTTCTTTCATCATTCAACGAGGGTCTAATGAACTTACTCTCCTGATGCGTTAATTCGGGTGAACTCAACCCTATATAAAATGTATAGATACATTTTATTAATAAGTTTAATTTATTATACATATGTATCTACATTAATAAAAAGTTTATTGTTTTCTATACACTACACAGTATATCTTTATATGTATATAAATATAATATACAGTAGTCTATCATACTTGTATGCTTATACATATAACTATACTGATGTCATTGATTATAATACTATGCATAGTTATAACTATGTTGTCATGGTGGATGAATGATATACACAGGTTGTGTGTAATACTTGGGTACTACTGGGGTGCTATCCACTGGGTGGTATCTGGTATCAACATATCAATACTGCTGCTAAGGTATCTAAGTACCATGATAGAAATCTTAGAAATTTTTAAAGAGTTCTTCACAAGGTTGTCCATCAAGAGAGGGAGCGAAGAAGTTCATGAACATTTGTCGGAGATGACGACGCGCGAAAGTCGGCCGTGACTTACTAAGTGTTAATACGAATTCGCACTTGAGTCGGATGTTCATGAACACTTGCCTACTAGACTTGGTGATGGTGTTGAGCGACTTGCGCGTGTAGAGTGTGTATGCAGGTATAGGGCAGCCATGGCGAAAAATTGTTAATATTTGAGTATGTTAATATTTGAAAAATTCCCCATGTGTTTTTTATATCAATATTTGAATTTTTTTTTTGGAAAAATTTTAGAGGTATTTTACCCAGTTAAAATATTGAAATATGAGAAATCAATTTTTTTTTTTTGGAAATTTTTTGAGTATTTTGTATCAGAGTATTTTTTAAATAAATTAAGTTGGATATTGAAATTCAAAAAATTTTTTTTGGTAAAAATTTAGAGTTATTTTACCCAGTTAAATTGTTACTATATGTTAAATTCAAAATTTTTTTTTGGGGAAAAATTTTAGAGTTATTTCTCAGAGTTTTTTTATGTTAAGTAATTTTGTACAATAAAGAGTTATATTTAGGAATCAAAAAATTTTTTTGGGAAAAAAATTTGAGGTATTATTCTCAGTGTTATTTTATATAAACAGATAGTTTAGTAATATCTTTTAGTCTTCCTGTATATTTGAAATGTTCTTCTATTGGTAGATACGCATTTAGTTTAGTATGATCTGTTAATTTAATATTAAATGAACCTGAGCTTGCTACTTTTGCTGAATAAATTTTCAGTTTATTATGTTCAAATAGGTTCATATTCCACAGTCTGCAAGTACTAGGTTTATATTTTTCTAAACATATATTATCGTTCAGTATATTTGATATAAGTGTTTGTATATCATCGTAATTTTTCGTATAATTATTTCCTAGAAATGACCATATTTCAGTATAATCGCATAGAAGGTCTTTATATTTATTATCTTGTTCGAATAGGCATATACCAGTAACTTTATCAGGTAATGTTACAATTGTATTATTTATTTTACACAGTTTAATTTTTCTAATAAATTTTTCGTCGTAGAAGTAGTATATACTATTTGGGTAGTCTTTATGAATAACAGGGTAGCATGAGTTCAGTTTATTCCAGAACCATTTAGATAATTCGTCGTTTGTCATTTAGATTTTGGAATATATGCGTTAGTATTTATTATTAGTCCTACTTTATCAAATATTCTAATTTTTTTATTATTAGTTATAAAAGATGACATAATATTAATATTAGTATTATATTTAATGCATAGGTTTTTAAAATCAGCGTTACTTATTTTAGGTATTTTAATTTTAAATTTAAGTTTTGATTTTAGTTTTGATTTTAGTTGTTTTTTAGATATCAAATTATGTTTATGTTTATGTTTATATTTAAACTGATTTACATTATCTGGTATTTTTAGTCCATATTTTTGAAATTGAGTTTCAATGTTCATACTTTCAACTGGTGTATATGACTTAAATTCTGAATCTTTTAGTGTATTCATAATAAGGAAATTAATATCGTCTATATCGTCAGAATAGTTATCGAATAGAATTTTCCATATTTCGTCGTAGTTGAAGCATAGTTGTTTATTTTTTATATCTTGTTCGAATATACATATACCAGTAATATTTTTAGGATATTCAATTTTAGTATTATTTAGTTTAGACAGTTTAAGTTTTCTATGAAATATTTTATCATAGTACCAGAAGGTAATGTTATCGTTTTCTAACATTTTAACTGGGTAGCAGGAAAATATTTTATTAAGAAGCCAGTCTGCAAGTTCTTCGTTGTTCATACAATTATATTTAAGTTATAAAGGTAATAAAAAATTTTGGAATAAAAAAATTATCTGAAGTATAATAGAAGGTTTTTTTATATATAGAAGAAAAGTAATATGGAAGACATTATCACAACCAGTACGACTACTAAGGCATTTAAGGGAACTTCACCTGGAGATGATCCTATTGTAGTAGGTTAAAAACATTTTTAAGCTATTGAAGTTGCTCATCATATATTTCATGGTGGGTTTATTTTGCGTGTTGTGTTAGTCATAAGGTGAGGTTATTTCAAGTGTTCAGAGTTGGTAGTTTGGGGAACGCGTCTCTAATTGATTAGGCTTGAGTGTAATTGATGACTTTTGGGGAACGCGTCTCTAATTGATTAGGCTGTTCTTCAAATATAAGATTTTATATATAGAAATAAAAATAATAAATGATAAATATACAATTAGCAAGTGAAGAATGGGTTGAGGAACAGTTTGGCGGAGGTACTGGTGGATCAACAGGCAACACAAATTCAGTAACTGATGTTACATATAATGAATTAACATCATTAATTAATACTAATAATTTAACTATTGGTGGACAATATTTAATTACTGATTATCAAACAGTACATAAGATACCTAATACAACTGATATAAATAGTGGAATGACAGAACCTTTATTAGTTACAGCAAGTGGAGTTAATAAATTAAAGCCTGAGGCATATTCAAGTTTATTTCCTCAGGATATAATTTACTATAATTACTATAGTGATCAGACTATGGTAATTGGATGTACTAAAGGTTACATTTATAGAAGGATAGATACTGCACAGAACAATGATATTCCTTTTGATTTTAGGAATGTTAAGTTTAGAAGATGGCAAATAAATGTTAGTGAAGTTTGGAATTCTGGAACAACATATAATCGTAATAATGTTGTTTTAAGCGGTAATACAAATAATATTCTGTATGTTAGTATAGTAAGTGGAAATACAGGTAATCAGTTAAGTAATACTAATTATTGGAATACATTTTATATGATAAGTAACAAATCATATGTAAGTACGACAAGTGTAGGATATCAGTTTAATGCTTTATATTTACCTTGTTCTACTGGTTATACAGATTATAATATGTGGAGTAATTGGAATGATTATAATACTAGTTTTAATAATATTATAGATAAACAATTTTTAATTCCTATGTCAAATATATATGGATCAGATATGATTACATATTCAAATAATGTAATATTTGGTTATCAATTTAATAACAATAAAATAGGTTCATATTTTTTCAACAATACTATTTTTAATTCATTTAGTTTTAATAAAATAGGTTCATATTTTTTCAATAATTTGATTGGTTTTGGATTTAATAATAATTCAATAAAAAACAATTTTTCTGATAATTTATTAGATGATTTTTTTCAAAATAATTCAATAGATGATTATTTTGACAGTAATATTATTGGAATAAATTTTAGATTTAATACAATTGGAGGTATGATTAATTGGAATACAATTTTGAATAATTTTCAGTATAATACAATTGGAAATGCTTTTCAAAATAATAGTATAGGAAGTTTATTTAATAATAATACTATTTTTGGTAATTTTTATTATAATACTATCGGAAGTAATTTTCAAAATAATACGATTGAAAATGTATTTACATTTAATAATATTATAATGTATTTTCAAAATAATAGTATAGAAAGTTATTTTAATAGTAATACAATTGGAAGTAATTTTCAATATAATACAATTGGAAGTTATTTTAATAGTAATACAATTGGAAGCAATTTTACAATGAATAATGTTTGTGATTATTTTAATTTTGATCATAGTGGATTAAATTTCACATCATCCACTCATGTTTATAATCAATATTCTAAAGATTTATTTGTTAATTCATCAGGTCAAAGAAAATTAATTTATGATAAAGTAACAATAGTAGATGCTACTGCATAATTATTTTGAATATTTTGATATGGTATATTTTATAAATTTACCAATTAGGACTGATAGATATGATAACATAATGAATATGTTTAGAATATTAAATATAACTAAATATAAGAAAATTGTTCCTATCACTGATGATATTAGTTCTACTAAATCTTGTAAATCATCTCATATTAGTTGTATAGATGATGCTATAGAAAATGATTATGATAAGATATTTATATTTGAGGATGATGTTTGTTTTAATCAGGATAACATAGAGATTGAAAAAAAATTAGATTATCATTTAGATATTTGTTTTAATTTTTTAAAGAACAATAATTGGAATTTATTTTATTTTGATAATATGATACAATTCAGGAAGGAGAATAATATCATTAAAGGAATATTCAGAGATAAAGTACATAAAGGAATTGAAAAAATTCCAGGTAAATTATTCACTCATAGTTATGCTATTCATAAAGAATCTTTTAAATGTATAAAGGATTTTGCATCATCTGATTTAAATATTGATAGTATTTTATATATTATAAAATTGGACAATAAGTATATGTATTGTGAGGGAATATTTGATCAATCGTTAAATATAACATCTGATATTAATTAAACAAAAACTCAGTTAAAATAATTTAACTGAGTTTTTTAGTTTGTTAATTTATATATAGAAATAAAATGATAAATGATAAATATACAATTAGCAAGTGAAGAGTGGGTTGAAGGACAATTAGGCGGAGGTACTGGTGGTTCTTCAGTAACTAATGTTACATATAATGAATTGGGCGATTTGATTAATAATAGTGTATTAACAATTGGAAGTCAGTATTTGATTACAGATTATCAGACTATTTATATTGATGCATATTATGGAAATACTTTCACTGGTATAATTGAACCTTTATTAGTAACAGCTAGTGGAGTTAATACATTAAAACCAGAAGCATATTCAGCATTATATCCTAAGGATATTATATATTATGATTTCAATAATAATACTAATGTTATACATGGTTCTACTAAAGGATATATTTATAGAAGGATAGATACAATACAGAATAATGATATGCCTTTTGATTTTAGAAATTTTAAGATTGTAAATAATTATATAAGTAGTGGAGTTACAGTTTATAATTTTTTTGTTGATTATTCAACTGCTTTTAATAATAAAATAGGAGCACTAAATTATAGAATAGATCAAAATAATTCTATAATTTTAGGAAGTAATTTTCGTGATAATACAATAGGAGATGGTTTTAATAGTAATACAATAGGAAGCAATTTTAAGAATAATAAAATAGGAACTGGTTTTTCAGGTAATACAATAGGAGACAATTTTAATGATAATAGTATTGAAAATTACTTTATGTATAATTCAATTGGAAAATTTTTTAGTGGTAATACAATTTCAAATAATTTTTACCATAATACAATTTCAAATAATTTTTACAATAATATAATTGGAAGTGATTTTAATAAAAATGACAACATAGGAGATAATTTTAACTCTAATAATATTGAATCATATTTTCAAAATAATAATATTGATATTAATTTTAGTGGTAATACAATTTCAAATAATTTCAACTATAATACAATTTCAAATAATTTTTACAATAATATAATTGGAGGTAATTTTACTAGTAATAATATTGCAAGTAGTTTTTATAATAATTTAATTGGAGCAGATTTTAGTTCCAACTCTAATATTGGAAATAATTTTAATAATAATTCAATTGGAAGTCTATTTTCCAATAATGATACAATTGGCGCAAATTTCAACTATAATACAATTTCAAATAATTTCAATTTTAATAGTGTGGATAATTATTATCAATATAATAATATAGGAAGCAACTTTCAATATAATACTATATTAAGTAACTTTCAAAAAAATTCAATTGGAAGTGATTTTAATACTAATACTTCAATTGGATATGGATTTGAAAGAAATGCAATTGGAAGTAATTTTAATAATAATTCTATTGAAAGTATTTTTAGTGGTAATACAATTGTAAGTGATTTTAATTATAATTCAATTGGAAGTAACTTTCAAAATAATTCAATTGGAAGTAACTTTAATACTAATACAATTGGAAGTAATTTTACTATGAACAATATATGTGATAATTTTGGATCTGGATTAGATTTATCATCATCAACATATATCTATTTAGCCTATACTAAAAACTTATATGTTGATTCAACAGGGCTTAACAAGTTAGTATATGATGTGACAACAATAGTAGATGTCATTGAATAATTAGATTTATAAAAAATTAAAAACTCAGTTAATTTAACTGAGTTTTTTATTTATTGTTTAATCAGTTAGTTTAATTTATATATAGAAATAAAATTAACTATGATAAATATTCAATTGGTGAGTGAAGAATGGGTTGAAGGAAGGTTATCTGGAACAACAGGTGGATCAACAGGTACGTCTGGTACATCAGGTCAAAATGGAACTAGTGGAACAGCAGGTAGATCAGGCACATCTGGACAGAATGGATCAACTGGAAACACAGGAAGTTCTGGTAATTCAGGAACGTCAGGAACTTCAGGACAGAATGGATCTGCTGGAAATTCAGGAACTTCTGGTACATCAGGTTCAGGAACATCTGGAACATCTGGTAATTCTCCTAGTGGAAGTACAAGTACAGTTACAAATTTGACATATAATAGTTTATCTAATTTAATATCTTCAAATGGATTAACAATAGGTAATCAATATTTAATAACAGATTATCAGACAGTATATGTAATTCCTAAAACAACTGAGTTAAGTTCAGGAACAACAGAACCTTTATTAGTTACAGCAAGTGGTATTAATTCATTAAAACCAGAAGCATATTCAGCATTATATCCTCAGGATATTATTTATTATAATTATACTAATAATCAAAGTATGGTATCTGGTTGTACTAAAGGATATATTTATAGAAGGATAGACACAATTCAGGTTAATGACATACCTTTTGATTTTAGAAAGGTAAAGTTCAGAAGATTTCAATTGAATGTTACTAACATTTGGAATAATAGTACGACATACAATAAGAATGATGTTGTTTTAAGTGGTGGAACAACTAAGATTTATATTTGTATGAATAATCTTGTGACTGGAATTGATCCATCCATTGATTCAATTTGGAAATTATTTGAATGGGGTAATTTAAGTTACACAAGTCCATATAAAAATAGTTGGGCTTTGTTCAGTGTTAATATTCCATGTTCGACTGGATATACAGATTATAATATGTTTTGGGATTATTCATCGAGTTTCAATATTTCAATTGAACAGTCATCAACAAATATAATATCAAACAATAATTCAGTCACACTTGGATCTGGTTTTTATAATAATACTATAGGAAACAATTTTTATGAGAACACAATAGGAAATAGTTTTAATACTAATACAATAGGAGATAGTTTTTATAATAATTCTATTTCATATGCATTTAATAAAAATAAATTAGGAAACAGTTTCGCTATTAATTCAATAGGAGGAAGTTTTTCTGATAATACAATAGGAAATAGTTTTAATTTTAATGTAATAGGTGATAGTTTTACTTATAATTCAATTGAACGTAATTGTCAATTTAATTTTATAGGATATGGACTCACTAATAATATTATAGATATCAATTTTGGATATAATATAATAGGAAACGCTTTCACTTTAAATGTGGTAGGAGGAAATTTTGGTACTAACACGATAGGAAACAATTCTTCTTTGAATGTAATAGGAGGAAATTTTGGTAATAATAAAATAGGAACTAATTTTGGATATAATTCAATAGGAAGTAATTTTGGTGCTAATACAATAGGAACTAATTTTATGTATAATACAATAAAAAGTGGATTTGGTACTAATATAATAGGAACTGATTTTGGACATAATTCAATATCAAATTATTTTGGTATTAATACAGTAGGAAATTATTTTACAAATAATTCAATAATAGAGACATTTAGTGGTAATACAATAGGAAGTAATTTTGCTCACAATTTTATTCAATGTGGTGTTACTGGAACAAATTTTTTATCATCTACTTATGTTTATAATTCATATACAAAAGAAATATTTAGTAATTCTTCATCACAGTTAAAGTTAATATATGATAAGACTGTTATTGTGAGTGCAAATGCTTAACTCATAAAATACCTAAAAAAACTCAGTTAAAATATTTTAACTGAGTTTTTTATTTTCAATTGTTAATTTTATTTAATTTATATATAGAAATAAAAATATAAATGGATGAAATAATATATTTAGCTAATCAAAACTGGGTAACTGATATAGTAGGAAATTTAACAGATGGTAACACAATTCAATATAACACTGAACAAGTTGTATCAGGTTCTATTATATTAGACAAGAATATTAAAGTATATGATATATCAACAGCGTCAGGATTAACAGTAACTGTAAATACAGGAAATGTTGATATGAGTAAATATGTTCAATTATATTTAAAAATTAAACTTAACGATTATGTGTCATTAAGTTTTCCAAATAATTTTTTATTTGACAATTTAGAATATCCAACAGAAGTAGGTGAATATATGTATACAATGTCATCATCAGATAATGGCATTACTTGGAGGCTAGGACTTATTTATAAAAATATCGCTACTGTTGGAATTGATGAAAATGGATTTGAGATAATAGGTTCAGTTATAAGATATGTTGATGGAGATAATGGATTAGATACTAATGATGGATTATCATGGACAAATTCGTATAAGAATATTCAAACAGCTATTGATTTGTCAAATTCTGGTGATGCAATTTTTGTTAAAGGATCTGAAAGTGGAATTACTTATTTACCTACTACATTAAGAACAATTGGAGATGCCAGATCTGCATCATTTCTTCTTAAGACTGGAATAAATATATTCGGAGGATTTATTGGTACTGAAAGTTCTCTATATGAGCGTGATATGGTATCTTACAAAGAAATATTAAGATTACCATCTGGAAATATAGATTTATTTGTTCCTGTACCAAAAAATAAAAGTATAATGTCTGGTAATTTATTAGGTTCTCAGATAACTTCTTCATATACTACTCTTTATTGTAGTTCAGGTATAAAATCAGTTGTAAACGGATTTCAAATATCGGATTCTTTCAATGACTCAATACCATATTTATGTGCAGGAATTCATTCTTCAGGTACATTAATATTATCAAATTGTCAAATAATTAATAATATTGAATCTTACGATTACTGGTATTCATCATGGAGTGGTGTTTATGGAGCAAATCTTAATAACTGCTTAGTATCTTTTAATTCATCAATTGGAAATATAAATGGTGGAGTAGGAGTTATAAATTCATCAATTAGTAATTCTATAATTTCAAGTAATGTTAATACTGGAACAGTTAATTCTGATATGGGAGACCGATATGGATATAGTGGATCAGCAGGAGCAATAAATTCATCACTAACGAACTGCTTTATAAGTAATAATTCTACAGTTGGAAGTGTTTCAGCAGGTTTTTTATCATCATTTTCAAATTCTGATATAAATAAAAACATTAGCACTGCTGCTAAAGGAACAACACTTTTTATTTCGAATTTAGTAAATTGCTCTATTAACTCTAATGAATCTCTTAACTATTTAAGTTACTCAGCAGGATCATATAATTCAAATTTGATCAGTTCAATTGTATATAATAATTATTCAAATGGTAATGTAGGAGGAGTAAGTGGTGGAACATTAATATCATGCTCAATTTTTAACAACTACGGAGCAAGTCTAGTTGGAGGAGCAGAATCTGCTAATCTTATAAATTGTTCAGTTGTCAGAAATTCAGGAGGTGGTACAAATAACTGTGTATTAAAGAATACTGTAGTTTGGGGAAATAAATCAATAGCTGGAACTCAAAATAATGTAGTTAATACAAATTCAAGTATTGAAGAATATTCTGCATTTGAAAATGACGAACGACCAGGTATTGGAAATATATCAATTTCTACTAATAATAGTGGAGATACTAATAGTCCTTATTTTGATATAATATCTTTAAATTCAGGAGTAGTAGATGATGTATTAGTTTGTAATCTTAATATTTCAGAACAATCTTTTTTAATAGACAACGGAATAAATAGCGATAATACTTCTGGTTATGGATCTGTTTTTGATGTAAAATCAAATAATAGAATTAGTGGAACTACTATTGATATTGGAGCTTATGAATTTCAAAAATAAATAATAATTATGAATATATTTAAAAGAACGTATGTAAAAATGATAGATAAAGTTACTATCGAAAAAGCACCAAAAAGTAAAGATGGAATAGTTGGATTTAATAACAATTCTGATTTATGTATTGAAAATGGTTACAAAGAATTGAGATTTTCATCTGGAAGTACTGGTTGGAAAATTTACACTGATATGGGTGATTATATTCAAGAAGGATTATATGAATATGATTCTTTATCATATGAATCACAAGTATCAGGACTTATTAATTCTGAATATACATATGATCAGCAATTAGCAATTCAACGAAAAAAATTAGCTGGAATAGATGAAGCAATTTTTAATCAATTTAATGTATTTTGTGAGATATGTAAAAAAAGTATAAAACTTAAAATCATAGGAAATTAATAAAAAAACTCAGTTAATTTAACTGAGTTTTTTATTTATTGTTTTTTAATATATACAAATAAAAAAAATTAATGGTAAATATACAGTTAGCGAGTGAAGAATGGGTTGAAGGAAGATTATCTGGAACAACAGGTGGATCAACAGGCACCTCTGGTACATCAGGTCAAAATGGGACTAGTGGAACAGCAGGTAAATCTGGAACATCTGGACAGAATGGATCAACTGGAAACACAGGAAGTTCCGGTAATTCAGGAACGTCAGGAACTTCAGGACAGAATGGTTCAGTTGGATATGGAAGTTCTGGACAAAATGGTACATCAGGAACATCAGGTATTAGTATAAGTTCTAGTGGAGGTACAAATTCAGTTACAAATGTCACATATAGTGGATTAGTAACATTAATTAATAATAGTGGATTAACTACTAATCAAGCATATTTAATTACTGATTATCAAACTATACATAGAATACCTGAAACAACTATTATAAATTCAGGAACAACAGAACCTTTATTAGTAACTGCAAGTAGTGTTAATACATTAAAGCCTGAGACGTATTCAAGATTATATCCGAATGATATAATATATTATGATTTCAATAATAATCAAAGTATGATGCCTGGATGTGCAAAAGGATATATTTATAGAAGAGTTGATACATTAAAAAATAATGATATTCCATTTGACTTCAGACAAGTAAAATTTAGAAGATGGCAATTGAATGTTACAAACATTTGGAATTCAGGATCAACATATATGAGAAGTGATGTTGTTTTAATCAGTGGGACAACACAAATTTATATATGTTTAATTGATAATGTAATTGGTGTGAATCCATCAACACAAACAAATCAAATTATTTGGAAACGTTTTGAATGGGCTAATTTAAGTTATTCTAGTCCAAATATAACAAATTGGTATCTTTATTTTAGTATTCCAACATCCACTTTATATACTGATTATCTGATGTTTAATACATATGATAGTACAATTTATTCTAATAGAATAAAACAAGATTACATTGGAGATGGAGATATACTTAATTGTAATAATACTGTATTTTTTGGAAATAATATTAACTGCAATACAATTGAATCATATTTTAGTTATAATAGTATTGGAGCTAGTTTTTTTAATAATACAATAGGAGGAAATTTTGAACACAATAGTATCGGAGTTAATTTTACATTTAATACAATTGAAAGTAATATTATGAATAATAGTATTGGAGCTAGTTTTTATAATAATACAATAAGAAGCATGTTTCAATATAATACTATTTCAGATGTGTTTTTTTATAATAGTATTGGAGAATATTTTATTCATAATTATATTGGTGAAGCGTTTTCTCGTAATACTATTGAATCATATTTTAGTTATAATAGTATTGGATATGCTGCTCTATGTAATACTATTGGAAATGGCTCGCAAAATAATAGGATTGGTTCTAATTTTCAAAATAATAATACAGGAAATTCTTTTGGTGGATATTTTAATGGTAATATTATTGGGAATTATTTTCAATTTAATACTATTGGAAATGGATTTGACATCAATAACATTGGAAATGTTTTTAGCTATAATACTATTGGTAACGCGTTTAATCGTAATGTAATTGGTAGCAATTTTAAGATGAATAATGTTTGTGATAATTTCAATATTGGTAATTATGATGTTGGTATTAACAATTATCATTTATCAGATTTTACAGCATCTACATATATTTATAATAGTTACACAAAAGATTTATATGTTGATTCATCTGTGATTCAAAAGTTAGCATACGATAGAAATACTATTGTTAATGCAAATGCATAAAATAAAAAACTCAGTTAATTTAACTGAGTTTTTTTATTTCAATACTATTAATTTTTTATATGAACTTGGAAGTAGAGATGACCAATCAGCTTCTCTAATTTCTAAATTTTTCTTACTTCTTATTAGTTCAGGATATCTAAATCCTTGTGAATTTTTTTTTGGTGAATACTTATTTAGTTGTTTATAATCATTTATAATTTCAGTTATAAATTTTTCAATTTGTATATAATTATTTATATAATTATTTTCAAAGAATTTCCAAACATATTCATAATGAAAGTAAATAATTTTATATTTAATATTTAAACTAAATAAGCATATTCCATTAACTTGATTTGGCGATGTTATTTTTATATTATATAACTTAAACAATTTAAGTTTTCTAATATATTGTTCGTCATAGAAATAAAAAACGTAATCATTCCATTCTTTATCTACTACTGGATAGCAATATAAAATTTTGCTAATCAACCAATTTGATAATTCTTCTTTACTCATTTTTTATCATTTTATCTTTGAACTGAATTGGTTGCATTAGATTTGATTTATAAATTGTTAATTTTTCAACACCCGCATATGGTAATAACCAAGAAAAGGAGATTTGATTTATTTTTAAATTTAAGTTTGAATTTTTTGTCAATATATTACAAATAAGAGTTTGAATTTTACCGTAATCATTAATATAATTTTTTTCAAAGAATCTCCAAGTATCATCATAATTAAAATATAAAACATTTGCTTTATAATTTTTAGTGAATAAACATTTTCCTTTTACTTTATTAGGTAATTTATATTTATATTTGTTGTTATTTATTTTACACAATTTAAGTTTTCTAATATGTCTTTCATCATAGAAATAATATAAATTATTAGGACTAATTAAGTCATGAGCTGGATAGCATGATTTCATTTTATCAATGAGCCAATTTGATAATTCATTTTTATTCATCTATTTTTATTTTTTCAATATCATTAAGTTCATTAAAGTTTACTCTCATTGACGCAGGATAACATGAACTCAATTTTTCATTATTTGATATTATTCTACTACTTATGATGTCAGTTAATTTTGGATCATATTCTTTTAATTCTATATTATTTGATAGTACATTCTTTATAAGTAGTTGAATTTCATTATAATCTCCATCTTTATAATTATCTTCAAGAAATTCCCAAATTTCATTATAATTACACCAAAAAATTTTTTTTCTTGTGTCTTGTCTGAATAAGCAAATTCCTTTAACTTTATTTGGTAATATGTTCTCTTGCTTGTTAAGTTTATATAATTTAAGTTTTCTAATATATGTTTCATCATAAAACCATAATATGACACCTGGATAATCATCATGCTTAACTGAATAGCACGAGTTAAACTTATCACAGAACCATTTAATTAATTCTTTTTTATTCATATAATTCAAAACTTTGATTGTACTTCAGTAAAAAATTATCATAATTGTATGTCATATATGATTTATAACCTTTAAATTTATTACTATTATTTAATATTTCTTTTAGTAATATACCTATATAAACATCTTCAGTTGAATAGTTATTTTTAAAAAAATTCCATATATTATCATGATTAAAATATATTGATTTGAATTTAATGTTTTGTTCAAAAACAAAATCACCTTTAAATTCGTCAGTTATTATAATTTTTTGATTATTTATTTTACATAATTTAATTTTTCTTGAAAAATTCTCGTTATAATACCATGATATAATATTAGGATTATTAGATTTGTAAAGTGGATAGCAGGAATTTAAAACTTTCCAGAACCAAGTTGATAATTCGTCCTTACTCATATATATTTAAATTGTGTAGATGTTGAAAATGTAGAAAAAAATATGATGTCCATACATGAAAATGTTTTTCTCGTTCTTTTTGCAGACTTAAATAAGTGATTAAATCATAAGGAAGATGTTGTATTATATCATAAGAATTTAAGATAAAAATATCATCATTGTTTCTATTATCTAAAATTTCATATATCATTAATTTAACATTTTTATCTTCAATTCTTAAATTATTATCAAAGAAATTCCATATTTCGTTATTATTAATGTACAAATTTTTTTTGTTTATATTTTGTACAAATAATAATGATCCAGTATTCATATTTTTAGGTATTGATATTCCTTGATTATTTATTATGCACAATTTAAGTTTTCTATTAAATTTTTCATCATAAATCCACAATATACAATTAGGAAATTCATCTGATTTAACTGGATAGCAGCAGTTAAAAATATTCCAAAAAAACTCTGATGATTCTTCTTTACTCATATATTTTCAATTTAATATTATAATGCATATTTTTAATATTTTCTTTATATTGAATAACTGGTGTATATACAGTTAAATTATGATAATTTTTTATTTTAAGATATCTGGGTGTGTATTCATTTAAATTATCATTTTCTTTAAGTATATCGCTTATAAGTGATTGTATATAATCATAATCATCTCCATAATTATCTTTAAAATATGTCCAAATTAAATCATAATCACACATAAATACTTCATATCTAGTGTCCTGATCAAATAAACAAACTCCTTTAACTTTATCAGGAAAAGTAATATCTTGATTATTTAATTTACATATTTTTTGTTTTCTAACAAATGTTTCATCATAAAACCAGAATATACTATCAGGAAATTCATCTGATTTAACTGGATAGCAGCAATTAAATTTATTCCAAAACCAATCTGATAATTCTTCTTTACTCATTACTATATATTGTTAATTTTGTAATATCTGTAATCATAGATTTAAATGAACCACGTTCATTGTAGAATTTGTAATCATTGAATATTTTATAATTTTCAAGTGAATATTTTATAATCGTTCTAATGTCAATATTTTTTTTATTACAACATTCTTCAATAATATCCCAAAGTCCGTCTTCACAAAATAAATTCATTGATTTAATATCTTGTTCAAATAGGCAATATCCATTTATTTTTTTAGGCAACAAAACATCTTGATTATTTAATTTGCATATTTTTTGTTTTCTAATGAATTGTTCATCATAGAACCAGAATATACTATCAGGATAATCAGCGCATTTAACCTTATAACACAAATTAAACTTATTTAATAGAATATATGATGCTTCAATATTGTTCATATTATTAAATGTCTGTAATTAATGATAAACTTCTATTTTCATACATCATATCAGTCCAAATAAGATTTCTCATTAGAGGAGTATATTTGCTTAATTTAGGATTTTCAATTAATATATTTTTTATGCTTTTTTGAATTTCACGATATCCAGTGTCATTATTTTTATGAAAAAATGTCCATATTTTCTCAAAATCACAATATAAATAACATTCTTTATTGTTCTGTTCAAATAAACAATTATTGCTAAATTTAATATTAAAATTTATTTTTTGATTATTTAATTTACACAATTTAATTTTTCTAATTATTTTTTCATCATAAAACCAGAACACACTATCTGGATAATCCAGATGATAAACTGGACAGCACGAATTTAATTTTTTCCAGAACCATTCACTTAATTCTTCTTTGTTCATAAAAATTTATTTATTGAATTATCTGTTAAATCTAATACATCATTAATTGAACTCAAGTTATCATATCTAATACTATGGTTATTTAAATTATCAATTTCAGTCATTGGAAATGCATCTTTAAATATCATCATCATAGGTTTAATTTTTTTAAGTTGTGATGGTGAATATTTTATAGAAGACTGTTCTATACTATCTTTTATTATATTTGTTATAAATAATTGTATTTTATCATAGTCATTAATATAATTTTTTTCAAAGAATGACCATATATAATCATAATCACACCACAAATATTCGAATTTTTTAGTTTGCTCAAATAAACAGACTCCTTTTATTTTATCAGGTGCAGGAATTTCTTGATTATTTATTTTACATAACTTTAATCTTCTAATATACTGCTCATCATAAATCCAATAGACACTATCTAAATATTTAGAATGTTTTGTTGGATAGCAATTATTAAACTTATCACAGAACCATTTTTTTAATTCTTCTTCTCTCATATAATTTTATAATCTTGATTTTATAATACTATTTTCATATATATTTTTAATCATACCAGGTAAAGGATTATAATCGAATAAAATTGGATGATCTTTTAGTAGTTTTTTTATTAGTTTTTGAATATCATAGTAGTCATATGAATAGTTTTTTTCAAAGAACTTCCACAATTCTTCACTCAGCCATAAAATTCTAAATTTATTATCCTGATTAAATAAAAATGTTCCTTCAACATTATTAATTGAAATTAACTCTTCTGTATTATTTAATTTAAACAATTTAAGTTTTCTTATATATTTTTCGTCATAAACTAAGAATACACTATCTGGATATAATTCTACTTTAACTTGATAGCAGGAATTATATTTATTCCAGAACCAATCATATAAATCTTTTTTATACATCATTTAAATATAAACTTATTTTCTTGTAATTTTTCAATGATATATTAGCTGTTGATGAATTCATTGTTGGTAAATACATATTTAAATTAGTAATATTTTTTAGTATATCTTTCATGAATTTCTGATTATCATAGTAATCATCGGAATAGTATCTGAATAAAAAAGTCCAAATATCATCATTACAACGAAATTTTAATTTTTTAAAATCTTGTTGAAATATACAAGTTCCGTTAATTTCATTTGTAATTTTTATGTCTTGATTATTTATTTTGCCTAATTTAATTTTTCTAATGAATTGTTCATCATATATCCAAAAAATTATACTTGGATAATCCTCATGTTTAACTTTATAGCATTTTTTTAATGTCTCCAATATAAAATCACTTAATTCTTCTTTTGTCATTATAGTATTGATTTATATATTTTTAATTTGTGATAATAATTTTTTGGATATGCTGTATTCACTCTAGAACATTGAGGAGTATGATAACTTAATTTTGGTATATGATTTTTAATTATTTCAGTTATAAGTGATTGTATTTTACTATAATCATTACTATAATTTTTCTCAAAGAATTTCCAAATTGTTTCTAAATCACAATATAAATATCTATTACTAATATACAAATCAAATAAACAAAAACCGTTGACATTATGATTAGATAGTTTTTTATTTTCAATTTTGCACAATTTTTTTTTTCTAATAAATTGTTCATCATAGAAAAATAACAAACGAGATTCGTCACCAGTTATACTAACTGGATAGCATGAATTAAATTTATCTACAAACCATTTACTCAACTCTTCTTTTGTCATATGATAATATTTAATAATCAGGATAAGGAATATATTTTTTGAGTTCTGTATTATCTTTTAAAATCTCTTGTATAATAGTCACAACATCATCTTCATCATTAGAATAATTTTTTTCTAAAAATGACCATATTATCCAATAATCACACCACAAATATTTATTAACTGTATCTTGATGAAATAAGCAAATACTGTTATGATCGTTTTTTGACGGAATAATAGATTTAGTATTATTTAATTTACACAATTTATTCATTCTAATATATCTTTCATTATAGAACCAATATATTTGGTAATCACAAGTTTCTGAATAACATGAGTTAAATTTATTTAGAAACCATTTACTTAACTCTTCTTTTTTCATATGATAATATTTAATTTACAAAGATACAAAAATAAATCTGATTAATAAACTTTTTTATAATATAATCATACAATATTTTGAGCATAGTTCGTTTTCTGTGTTTAATTTTTAAATCATATTAAAAAATTAGTTGAAGAGAAGTGGTTGTGAAATTACTTCTCTTTTTTTGAAACTTTATTAATTACTTTTTATATAATAAAAATGACAGAAAAAGAAATTACTAATTGGATAATAAATAAATTTGAATCTTGCAACACAATAACAGTTGATGAATATCCTGATGTTATAAATTATTTTTATTGTGAAAAAAATATACGTAGAGCAAAATTATGTAAATTAAATAACACTAAAATAATTTCACCTAAATTAGACGGAGTAGGATGTGGATTATTTCAACAAGACTTAAAAAATAAAATTTTATATTGTAGTTATAATATATGGCAATATGTTAATAAGAATACACTTTCTACAAATAGCATGAATTATATACAACACACAATTAAAAGATTATTAAAAGATTATATAAGATTAAATAAATTTGAAATAATATGTGGACAACGTGATAGTAAATTAGGTTATTATACTAATCATAATATAGGTAATCCTTTTTTATCAAATGAAGAATACAATAAATTAATTGGATATAAAATTTAAATATTATTAACTAATAATTGAAAAACTTTTTTATAAACATCTCATATAATAAATATGACAAAAACAATTGAATTATTAGAGAAAGAGATTAAGTTATTAACTGAAGCCAGAGATGGAATTGGAAAAGCATTTAATGTTTTGAAAAGAGATAATATAGAAGATGATCATCTCAGAGAATTGTATAATGAATTTGATTATAAATTAAAAGATTATCAAAATTCAATTGATGATATTAAAGAGAACAATTTAAGATCTTGCGTATCTAATTAAAAATATTCACGGTTACATGAAACCTCGATAATCATGTGACTTCCTCGCCAGGGACAAAAGCTATCATGTAAAAGTGATAGCTTTTTAGGCATTTATTAAAACTAAAAAACATGAAATTAAAATTTGAAATTGATTTAGAAGACGTTGATCAGGTACTTAATTCAATTGATCCAAGACTTATTGAAAGGTATCTTCGCAATAAAAAATTAGAAAACTGTTTAAATCCTACTGAACTACCTCCACTTGAATTAAACCCTATATTTTGTACAGATGATTATAATATAGATTTTCCTTTAAACTCATATCAAAACACATACGTTAATATATAATAAAATGAACTTAAATGTAAACATTGACATAGATGATATATTGAATTCAATTGATGTAAAGGATCTTGAACAATATATTCGTAGAAGAAAACTTGAAGAAATAAATAATTCAAATTCTGTTATTATTAATTCAGCATCTACAACTATACCACTTAATCTACCTAATAAAATTAAGTTAGATAATTTGGATTTTAATTTGGATTTATTTGATGATGAACCATGTGATGAATTTGATTTTGATGATGATGAAAGTTTTAAATTATAATAATTATAAAATGGTATGCAATAAATACCTTTTATAGGGATATAATGCATACCATTTTTTTGTAAAACAATTTAAAATTATCCTAATGAATCTATACTAATTATAATATCTTTATAAGTGGTAACTACAATTCTATATTGATCATATTCATAAGGTTTAAATTTCAATTCATCGTCCTTAGTACCTACAAATATATGATATTTTCTAGGAAGTATTATTTCTCCGCTATCTTTCAACTCATCAGTACCGTTATCAAAATTTATAATGCTATTTACATTTAGATTAATTAAATAATTAAATTCATCTGTCTGTTTAATAGGAGCAACATTGTTACCATACTGATTGACCCCTACTCTTGGGTTTTTATATATTCCATTCATATAAGTATATATATTTATACCATAAACTCCTTTTAAAAAATTGACAATTATCAATAGTTAAATCTTCTTAAAAAATTATTTTTATTTCTAATTTTTAATATATAGAATAAATAATTTTTTAATATATGATAAATATTCAATTAGCTAGTGAAGAGTGGGTTAATAGTCAATTGACTGGATCCACAGGTGGAGGTTCTGGCGGAACATCAGTTATAGATTTAACTTATAATGATTTACTAAATTTAATTAACTCGAATAGTTTAATTCCTAACCAAGCATATTTGATTACTGATTATCAAACAGTACATCAGATAACAAACACAAGTGATATTAATTACGGTATAAATGAACCGTTATTGGTAATATCAAGTAGTTTTAATACATTAAATGTTGAGGCTCATTCAAGTTTATATCCTCAGGATATAATATATTATAATTATAGAAATGATTCTAATATGGTACCTGGCTGTCAATATGGATATATTTATAGAAGAATAGATACGATTCAAGATAATGATATATCATTTGATTTTAGACAAGTTAAATTTAGAAGATGGCAGATAATTGTAAATAATGTTTGGAATTCAGGAACAACATATCAAAAAAATGATGTTGTTTTATACAATGGATCAATTTATATTTGTTTATATAATAATACTATTGGAGATAATAATTTTTCATATAATTGGAATCAATTTAAATGGAATAACTTGTCTTATGTGAGTCCAACTGAAAATGTATGGAGCATTGGGAATTCAAACATTTCATGTAGTACAGGTTACACTGACTATAATATGTGGTCTGATATTAATAATTATAATTATTCTCATTCTAATAAGATAGAACAACATAATAGTAATACCAATAATGGTGATATTATAAGCAATAAAAATACTATAATTTTTGGAAGTTATTTTCAATATAATAAAATTATTGGAAATAATTTTATTAATAATAGCATAGGTGGTTATTTTCAAAATAATATAATTGGAAATTATTTTAATAATAATAGTGTTGGTGATTTTTTTCAAAATAATAATATTGGTGATTATATTTTTGATAATATTATTGGAAATAATTTTATTTTTAATAATATTATAAATCAATATTATAATAATAATATTGGTATGGATTTTCAAAATAATACAATAGAAAATAGTTTCAATCAGAATAGTATTAGCTATAATTTTATTTTTAATAATATTGGAAAAAGTTTTCAAAATAATAGTATTGGATATTATTTTGTATCAAATACAACTGGAAATTATTTTGGAGATAATAATATCAAAAGCTATTTTTCAGATAATATAATTGGAAATAATTTTGGTAGTAATAAAAACAGAGATTATTTTCAATATAATAATATAAAAAATGAGTATCGTAATAATACCACAGATACTAATTTTAATAATAATACAATTGGAGATTCATTTTATAATAATACAATTGGAACTACTTTTTATCAAAATAATATTAATCACCAGTTTAGTTATAATATAATTGGTAATGATAGTAAAGATAATATTATTGATCATGATTGTCAATATAATACAATAGGAAATAGTTTTCATGATAATATAATAGGCAACATGTGCAGTAATAATATATTTGGAAATGGTAATAATAGTAATATCATTAAAAACTCATGTTCTCGTAACACATTTGGTATTAATAATGTTAATAATACGATTGAAAGTTATAGTATGAATAATACATTTGATGGTAATTGTAGTAATAATGTTATTGAATATCAATGTAGCTTTAATATATTTTCTGGTAGTTGCTTTAATAATTCAATTGGAAGCAACTCTTCAAATATTACTATATTAAATGGACAAGGTAATATATTTGGTATTCAATGTAATACGATTAATATAGGCAATAATAGTAAATATAATACATTTAAAAATTATTGTCAATTTGATACAATTGGTACTGATTTTTGGAATAATACAATTGAAAACAATTTTGTGCGTAACAAAATTGGAAATTATTGTCAGTATAATATATTTGGTGGAATTATTGTAGATAGTATTTTAGGTAATTATTTTAGTTATAATACATTTGGTAGTCAGGCTAAATGTAATCTAGGTGATAATTATTCCAATAATATTTTTAATAGTTCATGTAATTTGTCATTAGGAGGATCAGGATTTTCTAATAATATATTTGGTAGTCAATGTAATTTGTCAATTGGAGATAATTGTTATGATAATGTATTTGGAAATCAATGTAATTTGACAATAGGAAGTCAATTTTCAAATAATAATTTTGGTAGTCAGATTAACGGTTCTATTTCTGATAATTGTTATAATAATACATTTGTTGGACAATGCAATTTTACAATCGGTAGTAATTTTCAAAATAATACAATTGGAAGTCAATGTAATTTAACAACATTAGACAATTTTCAATATAATACATTCGGTAGTGGCTGTGAATTTACAGTAGGAAATAATTTTAAAAATAATACTATTAATAATTATTCTCAATCTAATACAGTTGGAGAAGATTTTAAGAATAATATTGTTGGTAGTAATTTTTCTGAGAATACTATTGGTGATAGTTTTAATAATAACACAATTGGTAGTAGTTTTCAAAATATTATAATTGGTAGTAATTTTAATATGAATACTGTATGTGACAATTTTAATTATTTTAATTTAGATTTAACATCATCAACGTATATTTATAATACTTACACAAAAGAATTATTTGTTAATTCAAACGGAGAGCAAAAATTAATTTATGATAAAATGGTTATTGTAGATGCAAATTTATAAAATATAAAAATAGATAAGAAACTCAGTTAATAATAGTTAATTGAGTTTTTTTTTATCATTATAGACTTATTTTGCTTTGAGTTTTTTATATATACTATTATAAACAAAAAAAAATATAACAAAAATGACAAATTTAATATCCCTAAGTGAAGGAGTTTGGATGCCAAAAGATCGAGTATTTCCAACAGAAGATCAGAAAAAAATATTATCAAGTACAAATTCTGGAGATACTGCAGCTAAAAATGATATATTAGCATTAATCGCATCTGGAAACACTGCAAATCCTTCTGATGTAAGCAAAGCAATATTAGCATATAATTTGAAAAAACCAGCATTAGTAAATCCAACTGATGTGTATAAATTTATCGCATCTGCAGTAACGATCGAAGGTGATACAGTAACTGGATTTATAAATTATATGATGAATGGCGTTATAAATAAAATAACATTTTAATCTATGGCTTCAGATATAATACATTTAGCAAGTGAAGAATGGGTTAGTGATATTTTCAGTGGATTAACTGTTGCAATTGGTAGTGGAGTCACAATCAATACTGTATATAAATATAAAAAAATAAATTCTCCTACTGGAAATTTAAATTTAGATAATTGGACTGAAACATATATTGGAACAATATCGAGTGGAAACACAATAACTGTTATTCTTCCTACTCCAGCAAATGGGTTAGTTAATGAATCAATTTTAATATTCAAAACAGGAAGCTCAGTACCTACAATTTATCAACCGACTGGAGTTGTTTGGCGTGGAAATATTCCTATTTTAGGAATCAATTCTACTTGGACAATTGTTTATGAACAGGTATTTACAGAAACTGCTTTTGAAATTTATGCAGTAGCAATTAAAAACATTTAATATGAAATATTATAGCGGAGAATTATTTAACCCAGAAGAAATTATACCATTTAAAGGTGTAGATAATTTATGGGCATCAGCAGATATTATAACTGGTATCACTACAACTGGAATAACAGTTTTAGATTTGGATGCAGGAAATCTAGCATCTTATCCTAAATCTGGAAATATTTGGTATGATTTAACAGGAAGAGAAAATAATGCGTATCTAAATACTGGAAATGAATTTCAAACAATAGGAGGAGGTAGCATGAGGTTTGACGGAACACAAGGAATGGGTGTTGGTGTCTCACCAGATTTTAGTTCATTAAATACCAACATAACATTAGATTCTGTTATTTATTGTGATAATTTAAATGATAATAGACAAATATGTTCAAAAGGGTTTGGATATCAATATAGATTCAGAGTACAGAATAATGGAAGTTTATGGATTTATTGTACAAATAATGGAGAGATGTCTGGTGGTCATATATATTTAAATACCTGGACATATGTAGCAGCAGTATTAAGTGATACTGGATTCAGAATTTATATAAATGGTGAATTAGTAAATTCAAATTCTGTTCCATATAATCCAGCAACACCATTTTCAGATACATCTGGACATTATGTTGGAGCATACAATTCAATGCAAGAGCATTTTTCTGGGTATATTGCAACTCAAAGAAGATATAATAGAGCATTAAATGATAGTGAAATTATGAATAATTTTACTGCTATAAGATCCAGATTTGGAATATAATATAAAAATTAATTGATAATATGAAAGCAAAATTAATAGAAGGAAAAATAGAATTTTTTACACAACCAAATTGGCTGTTAGGAGATTCAACAACATATTCAATTGAAAACGGATATAAAGAAGTTATATATGTAACAGGAACAACAACTGTTTATGAAGATGATTTAAATGTTTTTGTTGGAATGCCAACTCACATTGATAATAATGATGAGATAAAATTTAAAAGAAGTATGGCGTATAAAGATAGAAGTGATTCATATTATATGGCATATCAAAAATATCTGGCTCTTAATAATATAGATAAAGCTAATCAATCAAAAGATTTATGGCTTTCTGAAATAAATAAAATAGATCTTGAATTTCCTTATGTTACTGAATAAATTTATATTCAAAAATAAAGAAAATAAAAAAAAATATTAATTATGAGTGAAATAATATATTTAGCTAGTCAGGAATGGGTTAGAGGATTTGAAAGCGGATTAACTGGAAGTAGTTCTGCAAGTTATTGGGAAAAAGTACCACCAACTATTGGAACTACAACTGAATTTCCTCTTTGGTGGTATAGTGGGGATTATAATATATATGGAAAAGATTATTATAATTTTGACGCTGTAACAGCAGGTATTAGAGGAAACCAAGGAGTTTATTTTAATAACGGATTTTCAACTTATTTTGGAACTTCAACACCAGGTAGTACATCTACTAAATTTTATGCTGCACTTTTAGATAATCAATTATCTACTATTTCATATAATGAATGGTCTGGATATAATGGATTTTCAATAAGACTAACTCGTGAAGCGACTTCAGGTGAAACATTATTATCTGATGGAGAAATAATTTCATCTGGATTCACAGATATAGACGGAAATGTATATAGTTGTGTTAAAATTGGTACTCAAATTTGGACTAGAGAAAATTTAAGAGTTATAAATGGATATGATTATGCATCATCTGCAACAACTTCATTAGTAACTTTGGATGATCATGATTGGTGGTATAATACTAGTACTCAATATCCTGCTTATGCTGAATATCCAATTGAAAATATTATAGAAGATTATGCAATATTTAATTTACCTTTTACCATGCCTAGTGGATATACTCAAAATGATATAAATGTTATATACGGTAGAATATATTGCTTATTTGCAGCTAACACATTAATACAAAATAATCCAGATGGTTGGAGAGTACCTTTAAATTCTGATTTTGAAACAATGACGTCTTATATGATAAGTGTCAATCCAAATATAACAATAGATAATGTTGGCGATGCATTAAAGTCAATAAGACATGCAGATTATGAAGCAATAAAACCTATTAATAGTACTGGATATGTAATAGTAGATTGTAATTTAGTTGTAAGTGGTGGTACAATGAGTGGAGATGGATCAAAAATAACAAATATATCAGCAACTAATGTAGTTGGAATTCCAACTAATTATGCTCCATCTGATGGTGCTCAATATTTAACTGTTGAAGGAAAAAATGTTGATTCTGGAATAAATGGAGAGGAATTACAAACTGTATATGATTTAGCAAAATCTATAAATCCGAGTTCAAATAATCCTATAAACATAATTATATATCCTGGATATTACGGAATGTCTAATGGACTTAGTTTAGATACTCCTTATATAAATTTAATATCAGCAACAGGAGAATTAGATGTTAAAATTGAATTTGCTGGCGCTATTGTTATTTCAGATAATATTAAATTGACAGGTATATTTTTTGGAGGTAGTGGATTAAAACTCACTGGAAATTTTCCAGGGTTATGGATTGAAAATTGTTCAGGAATGATAGATGGGGGTAATATTTTAACGTATCCAGATACTAATTTATCTGGAACTTTTAAAGATATAAATTTAGTTAATGGTAATGGATTTGGTTATATACAAGAAGCATCTGGATATTTTGAAAATATATATCATAAAGGTGGAAATTTATTTTATGATACTAAAATTATATCTGGTATATTCAAAAATTGTAATGCTGCAAACGGATTTGGTGTAGGAGGAGCTGTCATATCATCTGGTGCGACATTTGAAAATTGTACATGTGATGATGCTGGATTTGGAGGAGGAGGAGGTTGTATTATATCATCTGGAACTACTTTTATTAATTGCAATTCTGGTGATAATTCATTTGGTAATAGTGGAATAGAAGTGTCTGGTACATTTATTAATTGTAATGCTGGAAATTCTTCATTTGGTGCTCATTGTATGACATCTGGAACATTTGTGAATTGTACAGCAAAAGGTAATACTGGATCTTTTGGTGATTCTAAACAAGGTGGAACATTAACAGGTAGTTTATATAATTGTAGATTGACTACGCCAGGTACATTTGGACTTCCTTCAAGTGGAGGTACTATTCTGTTATGTATTGACGGTTATGGAGCAGTAATAGGAGCAGGAGATTTTGCTCCATCAGATGGAAATCAATATTTAACAGTTAAAGGAATCAGTAGTGATCCTGGAACAAATGGAGCTGAGTTACAGAATGTTTATAATATAGCTAAGGCTTTAAATCCAACAATAATTAGTCCAATTAATATAATTATTTATCCTGGTTATTATGGAATGACATCATTAATTAGTTTAGATACTCCTTATATAAATTTAATTTCTTCAACAGGGGAATTAGATATTGAAATTGGTTATAGTGGTATATTAATTATCACAGATAATATTAAATTAATTGGTATAAATTTTACAGGTATGGGATTAGAAATAAGAGGAAATTTTCCTGGATTAAGGATTGAAAATTGTTCAGGACAAATTAAAGGTAGCACAATTGATAATAGTACTATTTTATCTGGAACATTTAAAAATTTAAAATTAACAAATAACACATTTGGATCAGGTGTTTCTGACTTTCCTGGTCATTTTGAAAATATAACATCAGACGGTGCGTTGTTTAATGGAGAGAATGGAGATTTATCTGGAAGATTTATAAATTGTACTGCTGAAACTGGATTTTCTTCAACATCTTTATCTGGTACATTTATTAATTGTAATTCTGGAGATTTCTCATTTGGAACAAATGAAGTTGGAGCAAATGTATCTGGAACATTTATAAATTGTACTGCTGGAAATACTTCATTTGGAATTGATGGTATTGCATCTGGAACATTTATAAATTGTACAGCAAAAAGTAAATCTTTTGGTGACTCTACACGAGGTGGAGCATTAACAGGAAGTTTATATAATTGTAGATTGACTACTCCAGGTACATTTGAAATACCTTCAAGTGGAGGTACAATTATATTATGTATTGACGGTTATGGAAAAATAATTGGGGGAGGTGATTTTGCTCCAACAATAGGAACTCAATTTTTAACAGTAAAAGGTGGAAATAGTAATCCTGGAATAAATGGAAATGAATTGCAAAATGTGTATAATATAGCGAAAGCTATAGTACCAGCACCAGATAGTCCAGTTAATATTATTATATATCCTGGATATTATAGTTTTCTAACTGATAGTCTTAATTTAGATACTCAAAATATAAATTTAGTTTCATCTACTGGAAATATCGATGTAAATATTGGTGGTTCTGGTGTTATAATTACTAATAATAAAATAAAAATAAATGGTATTAACTTTATTGACGGTGGCTTAAAACTAACAGGAAATTTTCCAGAATTATATATTGAAAATTGCTCTGGACAAATTCAAGCTGATACTACTAATGGTGATGTTACTGCATCTGGAACATTTAAGAATATAAATATTACAATGGGATCTGGGTTTTCAGGTATTTTTAATTGCTCAGGTATTTTCAAAAACATATTCAGTTCTAATAATTTGCCATTATTTTCAAGTTCAATTGATACATTATCTGGAACATTTACAGATGTAAATTCTGTATTAATTTTTCAAGTAAATAATTTAACTGGTACATTTTTAAATTGTAAAGGGAATAACGGTAGTTTTAATGGAATTTGCTCTGGTACTTTTACTAATTGTGAAGGATTATCTTCTTCATTTACTACGATAAATGGAGGTACTTATAATAATTGTGTAGGACAGTTTGTTGAAATATCAGGAGGAAAATTATATTATTGTAAGAAAAATGATGGTTCTTACCCTACTCCTATTAATGGTGGTGAAATTCATCTTTGTATTGACGGAAATGGAATTACTGTTGATTCATCAATTATACCTCAAAGTTTATCTTTAAGTAAAATTGGAGCAAATAGCACACCAAGTCCTCAAAGATTTCAATGGATAACAGATAAAACAATATCAAGAGTATTATTAACAACTAACTGTTCAGGAGTAACTGTTTCAATTAGTGATATTACTTACGATGAAATAACATTAGTTGGAGTAACTTTACCTGCTTTAACTGACTTAGTTATTTTAGATATTGCAATACAAACTGGATATGACAATGCTAATGCGATTATAATTTTCTAAAAAACAAATAAAATATGATACAAATAACAGACACAATAGAGTTTGATGAATCTAAAGATTTAGAATTTCAATCATCTGGATTTACGATATGGTTTCAAACTGAATGCTTAAGTAAAATAAATTTTAAGAATGATGAATCAAAAACTTGTTCAACATTTGATAAATTTGGAAGACCATCGACTTGGATATTTGGTAATATAACAGTAGAGGCTGAATATTATCCAATTGTTGGAAATCAAGATTTTAATTTTAAAAAATATCTAGTTTATGGGAATATTTAAAAGATACTATAATCCAGTTACAAATACTGTTCTCACTGATGCAAACACCACATTTGTATGTTCAATAACTGGCAACAACAATAATCCAGGAACAAGAGAATTTCCAATTGCGACATTGACAAAATTTACATCATTATATGATGATAATGCTCGTAATATATTATATAGAGGAGAAACTATTGAAAATCCAGCATCATTTTTTCATGGATATTTAATAGGAGATGGAGAAGATGCATATTTAAATGGTAGTTGGACATGTAATTATTATGGATCAAGCATTTTTTATGGTATAAAAATATTACAATTCACTGGACTTGGAGGTATAATAAATTCAAGTATAAACACAATGTTAATGAGTTCATCAATAGTTGAGAGTAACTTTATTAACAATTACAATAGCTTAGTAGAAGGAGGTTCAAATAATGGAATAAGTAATGGATTGAATATTAAAAATAATACAGTATTAAATTTTAAAAATTATTGTAAAATATCAGGTGTCAATTTATTAAATTTCATATTTGTTATTGAAGTAGATTTATATAATTATACATCAGTATCAAATATATCAAATTTTCAAATTTTCAAATATTGTTTATTTAGAAAAACAATAATTTGGAAATGGAAAGGTATTATAGTTCCTATTAACTATGGTACTTATGGTAATATATTGAATGATTATATGACAGATGTAATTTCAGCATGGTATATTTTTTCTAATACCATTGTAGATGCAACGGAAAAAGCATACTGTCAGACTATGTTTCCAAATGAAATTACGTCTCCTTTATTTTACATAGATATTAATGGACAAACATGTAAGGTAGTTGAGGATAGACCATCTATTGAAGGAAGCAAAAAAATATTTAATAGATACACAAATGACAATCCTATTGATTATTCTTTGTTTTTGAATTCTGAAAACATTGCTTTAACTATGAGCGATCAAAAAAACTATGTTGGATGTTACAAAGCAAATGCTGATGTGATAACATTTAACAATGTATTAAATGTGAATTCTGATGGTTCTGACGACTTAGTTACAATTCCTGATATGCTAGTTTTTAATGGCAATAGTAATTTTACTGTTAGTTCCGCTGATTCAGTTCAGATAAGAAATAGAATTCGTTCTAATGTATTTACTTTTAAACGTGGTTTTTCTTTAGCTGGAATGCAAGGACAAGTTAAATCTGGATTAGAAAGTAGATTCTCTTTTGGTAAATTTCAAGCATATAATGTGACAGATTCTCCATCTTTACCTCAAGAATCATTAGAGATTATTCCATATGACAGTATGACAGAACCTTCATCATTTCCGAGATTTTCAGTTATGTTTAATGGTGTGTGTCAAATGTGGTATAACTCAACAACAAATTTACCTATTTTATTTAATGATCTTTTATCATTTGGAATAGTGACTGATAAAAATTTAACTGAGTACGGAAATTGGGCTGTTACAAATGCTGATTATGAAAGTTTTTTATTAAGCTCATTACCTGGTATAAAACTAAATAACATAAAAATCTATTATGCTAAAGTAGAAATAAATCTTAATTATTATTTATAATGGAACGTATTAATAACATATCAATAGATTTTATTTCTTGCACTCAATTTGTTAGCGGTATGCCTGCAGAAATATCACTTATCAACATAACAGTTGAAACATTAGTACCAGGTGATATAACATTTTTTGGTATAAGTACAGATCCTGCATTACCAAGTATAATAGAATATCAATTTAATTAAAAATAATAAAAAATATATAATTTATGGGAATATTTAGAATATACTATCATCCAAAAAGTAACATTGTACTAACAAATACAAACACTAAATTTGTTAGTACAATAGTTGGATTAAACACTAATCCAGGAACAAGAGAGTTGCCATATGCCACTTTAACCAAGGCTATATCCGCTATGGGTACAGCATCATCAATTGTTTTAAGCGGTCCTACAATAGAAAATATATCATCATATGTTGATATAATAGGTGATAATGTATCTGCTGATATTAATGGAATATGTAATGGAAGTTATACCGCAAATTTATATAATCTTAGAGTATTAGAAGTTACAGGCAATTATGGAGAAGTAAAAAATTGTTTCGTTACTAGAAAAGGATTAGGTTCATATGGACAAAATAGTTTTAATTTTGTAGAATCATCATCACGAGCTGCATCTTATTCTAATGGTGATTCTAATACAACATTTTTAAATTTTGATAATTGGACAGATTCAACTGGTATGATACAGGATTCTAATATATATGTATCAATGATTGATTTATTTCCAAGAGTAGCATTAAGTTGTTATCCAATATTCAAATATTGTTTATTTAGAAAAACAACTGTTTGGAAATGGAATGGAGAAATAATTCCAGATACTGATAATATAAATTCAATACCTGAGTTGTTATCATCATTAACTAATTATGCTACTAATACATTATCTGGCACATCTCAAACTTATATGAGGTTATTAATAGACACATCATTTTATTCAGATATATCTATAGGACAAACTAATAAGATTGTAGATGATTCTATATATCCAATATTTAATAGGTATAATGTTGATGGATCTATATCTGATTATACTCTTAATGTTAATGGAAATAATATTGCTCTTTATATGGCTAATCCTACATTACTTGATCATCAGTATGTTGGTTGTTACAAACCTAATATATCTGGTGAGTTTAGTAGTAATCCATTAGTGTTTGGTGATATAAACAATGTTAATTCAGATGGTAGTGACGATTTAGTAACAACACCAGATTTATTGATTAGCAACGGAAAAGTTGGATTCTACGCTTCACAAGATTCTATTCAAACTAGAAATAGAACAAGAAGTAACGTATTATCATATGCAAGAGGTATGAAACCTGGAGGTGGTCAAGCTCAACTAAAAAGTGGGTTAATAGATAGATTTTATTTTGGAAAGAATAGAACATTTACAACATCATCAGTTCCTTGTGAAAGTGTTGAAATTATACCTTATGATTCTTTAACACAAATTAGTTCTTATCCAAGATATTCAACACCATTTAATGATATCTGTCAAATTTGGTATCACATAGATGCGAATGTTCCTGTTCTATTTAATGAATTGTCTGAATTAGGTGTAATTTCAGATATAAATTTAACTGAATATGGAAATTGGGCAGTAACAAATGCTGATAATGAATCATTTGATTTAAATTTTATAACAGGAGTTACATTAAGACCCCAAGTTATAGTTTATATTAAAATAGAATTAAATTTAAATTATGCGGAATAATAACCTTTCATTGAATTTTTTAGGATTATCAACTAATGCTGCACATGATCATGAATTGGGTTTTTTAGGATTATCAACTAGTATTATACATAAACCTGAAATGATGTTTTTAGGTATAAGTGTAGATAAACCTATTATTTGTACTCTTAGTACATTTGGACCTAGTTGTGATGTGGCTCCACCAAGTATAATAGAATATCAATTTAATTAAAAAAAATATAAAAAAAAATGATACAAATAACAGGCACAACAGAGTTTGATGAAACCAAACTACTATCTATGCAAAGTTCAGAATTTAAAGAATGGTATAATAAGAATGTTAATATTTTAATTAATGATAAACTAATTCCAGATTCTTTAGATATATTTAATAGACCAATTTCTTATACCGTTATATTTGATAAATTTACAATAACAATTTATCCTCAATATATTTATAGTGATCAAAGTAGTTGGGCTTGCTCAGATTTACAAATAAAAATAAAAATTAATTAATTATGACAAATTTATTTAAAACACGTTTCGTTCCAAATGATGATGGTACAGATTCAGTCACACAAATAACTAATATAAATACTGTATTTGTACATACTTATATTGGAGATGATTTTTCAGGAGATGGTACTCGTGAATATCCATATAAATCTATATTTAAGGCTAATCAAAAAATTGGAGTAACATATATAATTTTTAGAGGTGTAATAAATGAATATTTTCAATTAAATAATAAAAATTTAATTGGAGATGATATTAATCAACAATTATTATTCTTAAATTATAATCCAGTTATATATGAAGGACCATTTTGCAATAATATGACAGTAGATTCCGTGAGTGGATCAGTTAATAGTAGAGCTTGGTCTCATTCAATAATAAAATCATATAATGTTTCATCATTAAATAATTTTAGTTATTTATTAGTTGAGAATATCGCTCGTGGTTCTTCTAATGATGGTAGAAGAGACAGGAATATATTACAATCTACTTTTTTAGGAAACGAAATAGGTAGTTGTACAATAAAAAATTGTATTCAAGTATCTGAATATAATTGGATTAATACAAGTAATGGAACAAATAAATATGTTGTATTCCCATCAACTTGTATATTTAAATATAATAATATTCCATTAATACAGCCTGAATGGACTAATGATTCAAAAACAAATATACAGATAATTAGAAATCTATATTTAGAATCTGGAATGAGCCAGCAAAACTTAGATTCTCTTTTTATGATAGATTCTTTTGGAAATGAAACTTGTAGAATTATAAAAGAATCAAGAAATGGCGGAACATCAGGCAACATTTTCAATATGTATAATACTGATGGTAGTATATTAGATTATTCTTTAAATCCGCAGTCGAATAATGAAGCGTTATATGCATCTGACTTAGGTGGATATGTAGGATGTTTTGGTCCTGCTAATCCTATATTACCTACAGATTTAGATGTTCAAATTAATGTTAATTCTGATGGTTCTGATGATGTAGTTAATGCAGCTACTTTACTCAGAGGTAATGTTGATAATACTTTTGATTTTAATACAGCATCTGATCAAATATGGAATAGAATGAGAAGTCATACCACAATATCTATACCTAACGGTGTTAAATTTAAAGGTAGTCAATCAATGGAAGATGATGGTAGTGCATTTGGTTATTACTTCGGTAAAAAACAAAATCTATTGGATATTACTATATTAACAACTGGAAGTACTTTAGAAGCCGATACATTATACAAAGTGTGTAATACAATTAAGGACGTATTTTCAGCAGTATTATATAATGGTACTCAATATTTACCAGATTATTTTTTCAAAACAGGAACTGATGTTCTAAACTATTCATTGTTAAATGAAGGATCTGGTACAATAGTACGTAAAGTGTTGAGCATTCCATTTGAATCAGAAGAAATTATACCTTATGACGACATTAATACTCCTTCTGTTAGCTTTCCTAAATTTAGCTGTCCTTTTTTCGGAATTGTGTTAATGTTATTTCATAAAATAGGAGATAGAATAGATTTACCTGTGTTATTTAGTGAAATAACAAGTGATAAAATATCGTATTATAGTGATTATGCAATTACAACTGCAGACAATGAATTTGTTATTTTATCTGCTGATTCTGTTAATTATTATTATAAAATTCCAGCTATTAAATTTTTTAGAATTGAACTAAATGCTCATTTTGATGAAGATTACGCTTAATAAAAATAAAATAAAATAAAATAATGACTAAAATAAACAATTTGAATATATCGTTAGACATGGGTGTTATTCAACCATTAAATAAAGTAGTTGGTAAATTACATACGATGAGTATTAAGTTAGATTATGGTGTTATACCACCTAAGAATTTTTATAGAGGAAGAATTAATATATTAGGAATTGGATTAACTAATGCAGAACAGAGTGTAATAGAATATCAATTCAATTAACATAAAAAGAGTAGATTTAAAATCTACTCTTTTTTATTTTTAATATAAAAAATTAATATATATAATATATGATTACAAAATTTAAAATATATGAATCAATAAATGAAGGAGAGCCAGAGAAAGGTGACTTTGTAATTGTTGATATCGAAGATGATACATATTATCAAAAAGGAACAATTGACTTAGTGAATAATGGTATTCATAGATTAATTGATATACTATATGAAGCTAACTCTACTTCATATGTTATTGATTTTTCAGGTACTTGGTTCGTAAATAGAAAAAATATAATATATTGGGCAAAAAATTCAAAAGAATTAGAACCTTTACTACAATCAAACAAATTTAATATATGAAATACATAAAACAATTTGAAAGGTTATCTAAATATAAAGTTGGAGATTATATAGTAATTGAATATAATTGGAATAGTGGAAATGATATACTATATAATTTGAAAGGATTTATTGATAGCACAATAGGAGTTTTATATGGTGAAGAATACGATAAAAAAAACTTAGTTATAAGATATGATAATGTACCAGAAGAATTAGTTCAGTTTTTCACAAAGATTGATAGTGGATATATAAAACCATTTTATCATTCTCAAATGGTTGGTTATTCTGAAAAAAAAGAAGATTTAGAATATTTAATAAATGCAAATAAATTTAATATATGATAACAGGATTTAAACTATACGAATCTTTTAATGAAGGAGAACCAGAAGTTGGTGATTATGTAATTTGTAATACCAAATATAGTCCTGATTTGAATTTATATCTTAGTAATCAAATAGGAAAAATAATAGGAATTGATAATGAAGATAATAGAGTAGAACCTTATCAAGTACATTTCATTAACGTTCCAGATTCTTTAAGAAAATATAAAAATGTTAGAGATTATAAATATTCAAATACAATACCATTTTCAAGATTTGAAATAATCAATTGGTCCAAGAACAAAGAAGAATTAAAGAATATATTTGATACTAACAAATTCAACATTTAATTAAACTTTTAAATAAAATAGAGATATAAATTAATGTAGTTAATTTGTGATGATATAAAACATCACGAACTTTGACAAAGCCAAGAAAGCATAGTTGTTCATAAGAAACAACAAATTAAAGAGAGATAATAATTTATCTCTCTTTTTTTATAAATATGTTTTCATATTTGAAATTTAATTAGTATATTTGCACAAAATATATATTATGAAGAATTTTTTATTAGTTATGAAGAAAATTTTAGTATTTGTTAAGAAGCAACCAGTTTATGTTTTAATGACTTGGGTTTGTTGTTTAATATCAATTATATTAAATATAATTGCAACATTCACAAATAATAATACAATAAGATTAATTGCATGGCTATTTATCATTATTCAGTTTTCTTTTATATTGATTCAGTTGAAAGTTTATAAATTTGACAGGGACATAATGAGTGAAGAAAACACTCTTAATATATATAATATTGGAGATATGAATAAATATAAATCAGAATATAATAATAAGTTAAATTTACTTCAGAGAATAAAAGTTAAGTTTTCTAATAAAAAAATTAAATGATGAAACAAATTGAAGAATATACTGATATAGTTATATTACCTACTATTGGTAAGTCTTATGTGCATACTGACATAAATAATAATTATTTTGCATCAAAGAGATATCTTGATGTTAAAAATAATAATTTTAATATGTATGTTTTAGATGATGAATCTGATGTAGTACCAGGTGATTGGATTTATTCATATTATCCAAGCACAGCCAATATAATAGCAAAGGTTCTAAGATTAGATATAATAGGAAATCATGTCGAATATATAGTAGATATTAGAGGTAAAGAGTTTTATTGGGGTAAAGATGATTCAAGTAAAATTATTGGTAGTAGTGATAAAAATATTATAACTAAAAATAGTATAGTTGAATTAAATCATTTATTTATGTCTGTTTATTTTTTAAGTATTAAAGAAAATAAGAAGAAAGAAGAAGAAAAAATAAAAAAAGAAATTGACATAAAAATTTCAAATAAAAATATTGATATCGAATCTGAAAATAATATTCTTAAATATTCTACTACTGATGTATATTATATCATAAAAGATTTGATTAATTCATCTCATTACAAGCAAGTAGAATATTTAAGTAAATTTAAAACTGACAATAATATTTGATATGTCAACAGATGATTTAAGAAATTGGTTATTAGACAAATTGTTGTCATGTTATCCAGTGGTTAGTGAAAATTTATATCATCAAATTTATTGGTATTATGATGAATCTTATATAAGGAAAAATAAATTATTAAAATTGAATAATATTTCTAATGATGATTTATTAAATCATAAAATAAATGGAGAATGTTTATTCATTCAAGATACAGACAATAAATTCATTTGGTGTGATCATAAATATATTTGGAATTTTTTAGAATCGAATTATAATGAAAATGAGTATAAGATAAATATATTAATTGAGAAAATATTAATCAATAAGAAGGAATTTAATGATTATAATTATTTTGGTTATTATGATCATGAGATGAATAAAATTCTATTATTAAAATCATTCAAAGAATTAAAAATAATTGATTATTCAATTAGATAAAAAAGAGAGCAAATAATTTGCTCTCTTTTTTTATTCATTTTTTCAATTTTATTATTTAATATATACAATAAAAATAATAATAACGAATGAGTAAACAAATAATTAATATCGGTACTTATCCAAATGATGGCACTGGAGATAATTTAAGAGAATCATTTATTAAAATAAATAACAATTTTAATGAAGTGTATACATTCTCTGGTACTACTGGTACTGGCTCTAATGGTACATCAGGAGTAAATGGTGCATCAGGTACATCAGGTACATCAGGAGTAAGTGGTACAGGTGGCGGTTCATCAACAGGAAGTACCGTCATAAAAGTTACATACAATCAATTAACAGGATTAACAATTAGTAGTGGATTAACAGAAGGCTGCTATTATAAAATAACTGACTATAGAACTGTCCATTATATAATCGATGCAAACGGCGGAAATAATGGCATAAATACTGGAGATTTAGAACCATTAACAATTATGGCAAAATCTAAATCTGTTTTAGATAATAAAGCTTATTCAGAATTATATCCTCAGGATATTATTTATTATGATTGGAAAACTGAATATTGGAATCAAGATGCTGCATTATCTGATGTTTATGATAACGGAGAAGGAAGTGTAATGACTTTTAATAATACAGGAGTAACAATGATACCTGGATATAAAGGATTTATTTATAAACGTGAAGATACTAAAAATAATAACATACTTGGATATGATTTTAGAAACGTTAAATTTAGAAGATGGAATGTAGATTATCTTCAGGCAGGACTTGTAGCTGGTCCATCAGGTAGTACGAGTGGCTCATCTGGTAGTTCTGGCTCATCTGGTAGTTCTGGCTCATCTGGTAGTTCTGGCTCATCTGGTAGTTCTGGCTCATCTGGTAGTTCTGGAGCATCATCTAATTATACTGGTAATTATAGCGGTGCAAGTGGAGTAAGTGATACTTCAAATTATATTGATGTACTTACATTTCATGGATTTGATCAATGGAATACATATGAAGTAAATGTTAAGGATAATATATTTGATGTTATAAATGATACATATACACAAAATAACAGTAGAGATAATTCATCTTTAAGTAATACTGTGTTTTATTTAGCAGGAAATGATGAGTATAATCAATCATATTCTGTTTATGGAAATAAATTTGAACAATTTATATCAGCAAATACAATAAGTGGAGATAATTTTTATAATAATAACATAGGAAACGGTTTTTCTAATAATATGATTTCTAAAAATTTTCATGGTAATGTAATTTCTAATAAATTTCAAACTAATGTTATATTTAAAAATTTCAGTGGAAATATAATTGGAAATTCATTTATTCAAAATAGAATTTTAAATGATTTTTCTCACAACGCAATAAGTTATGGTTTTAATAATTGTGAAATAAATTATAATTTTTATAATAATATTATTGGTAATGAAAACAATCAAATTTATTTTGGTGATTATTGTTATAATAATATTATTGGAAATCAGAATCAACAACTTTATTTTGGTAATAGCTGTTATGGTAATATAATAGGTAATAATTCTTATGATCTTAATATTAGTGATAATTTTTATAATAATATTATTGGAAATGGAAGTCAAAGCAATTATTTTGGAAATAATTGCTCTGATAATTCTTTTGGAACGAATGCATCTAATAATGATGTCAGTGATAATTTTAGAGGTAATAAAATTTCTAATAATTTTGGTAGTAATAATATTGGTAGTGATTGTTATAATAATATAATTGGAAGTAATTTTCAAGGTAATTATATTGGAAGTAATTTTACTATGAATAATATTTGCGACAATTTTAATTCTAATTCAGGTGGAATGGATTTCACATATTCAAGTTATGTATATGGAAATTACACAAAAGAATTATTTGTATCTTCACAATATCCATATCAAAGATTAATATATGATAAAATGACAATAGTTGATGCGAATGCAAATTCATCAGATTTAGTATCATAACAAAAAAAAAGAGAGCAAATTAATTTGCTCTCTTTTTTTAATCATTTTTATTTCGAAAAAAAGTCAATATCCTTCTTCTTCTTCATTATGATTATTTTTATTATTGTGATCCTCTTTTGTAAGGGACCACAAATAAATAAACATTACAATACTACTTACTTCTTGTAATTTTTTTAAATTAAATTCATTGTTCATTTTATTGTTCTATTAGTTTATCCATTAATTCATATGATTTATTAAAGTCTTCAAATATATCATCTATGTCTTCACCAGTTGAAATTCCATCAAGGAAGAACTCAGTTTCAATATTATACTTATAAGATAAATGTTTAACAGTTGATACAAAGTCTGGACTATTTGAATATGCAATACCATCTGATTTATCTTTCAAATTTCTAACTAAAAATTCAGCATTTATTACTTCAGTTAAAGGATGACGTTGTTTATCACACAAATCTTCGATTGTTACTCCACAATATATTTTTAGTTTTTTCATACTTTTTCTGTTCGTTTAATTTTAAATTTCTTTAAAAAGTTTCTTCTTTCAAAGTACTCCATGTTTGAAACTTCAGTGTAACATTTCTTTTGTACTTCTTCTGTTAATGTTTTAATATTAATTTTCTTTATTTCTTCTGATTTTTCAATTGATTTATTAAACAATTTTTCAGAAAAACTAGAAAGTATTCTATTGATTTGTCTATGTAAAGGTTGATCTAATTTTATATTAACTGGGTCAATATAATTATAAGGAGTAGTACGATCATTATAATTACGTTCACGATTATAATCCTCAAAAATAATTTTAATTTTCATTGGATCAATAGAAGGAGGATTATTTTTTATTTTCATTTTTAACTCGTAAATTTCATTACGTAGTTTTGTTTCTTCCTCCTGATATAATTTTTTTTGTTCTTTTAGTGATAAATCAAATTCTTTTTTAGCAACATAATAAGGTTCTTTTAGTGCTTCTAAATCTTTGTTTTTTATTAAAACACAATCGTTTTCATTCATAATTTATATAATTTTAAGTGCTTCTTTAAGTCCATATTCAAAGGCTTCTTCATATTTTCTATAAAGTGAAAATTCAAAATCTTTGTGATGATACCAGCACCATTCTTTTTCAGTTAAGTCCAATGGATTACCAATAAATTTATCGATACTAAAGCAAAATTTAGGAGCTGTTGTACAATCAGTATCAATCTCTAAAAAAATCTGTTTTTGTTTTCTTAGCCAAGATTGTAGTTCTGATTGTGTAGGTCTTGCATATATATTTGGATGTTCAAATCTACTTTCAAATATTGAGTCTTCTTTGTTTTCTTCGCTGAAAATGCAATCAGTAAGGTCTTCGAAATAATATTTACTTGGTATGTTATAGCCTTTTTTCTTTGCTAAATTTGCGGTCTCAAATGTTATTAATTCTTCTTTTTCCATTATTTTTATATTAAATCTTTTTCGTGTATTGTATATATACTATATCCAGTTTCATCATCATATGGAATATAATATTCTTTTTCATAAGTAGGTAATTTTATCAATTCTTTTTCATCAAAATATATTATATTATTTTTGATGTGATAATTGACAGTTATGATATCAAGTCTATTTTTTACTTTTTCAAAAACTCCATTTTTAACCATTTCAGATGTAAAAATTTTTCCTTTCCGCATATTTATTTTAAATTGTATGTATGATTTCCAGAATTAATTAATCTAACAACTTGAATTAATGAATAACTCATAAATCTCATAAAAGGTATCACATAACCTCTATCGTCTTTTAAATCAACTTTATTATTAATAATATAATTGATGTCTAACAAACTTGTTATTTTTTGCATATATTTTCTATTTCTTTAATTTTACTTAAAAATGCTTGTTCAGCGTTCAATCCAGAATTTTTCATGAAAATAAATAAATCTTTATTTTCATCTGTGATATATTTATCTGGAATTTTATATTTGTTTTTGAATTTAATCCAATCACTATTAGATTTAATATAATTATCAAATGCATCAACTGATTTTTTATAATTGAAATTTATAGGGAAAACAGAATTTACTTTTTTTGCTTTCATATTATAAAGATTTGATAATTTATACTAGATAAAAAACGATTTTGATATATTACGAAGATAGTAAATAGTTATCATATAAAGAAAAATAAATAGTTAAATATTTCTATTTATCTATTTATTTAATATTTTTATAACTCATAAACTAATCCATCAATAACCTCAACTCGAACCTTACAGTTCATCCCTCTCACTCCATTGATAGTTGGAATGATTGCTAATATATCATCTGACACATCTTCATTTGATAATATTTCTAACTCATATCCACTCCAAAGAGCATTGTACTCTCCATTTTTAATATCTACATTTCTTTTTGATAAACTGTTTTTCATATTTATTTTTTATTTATAGTAAAAACTCACAATACCTTTTATTATCTCAACTTTTTCTTTTTGAAGATTATCACCAATTATTCTCATAATAGATTTAATTGTAACTAATTCTTTATTATCATTAGATAATATAGTTAAATTATCTGATATCCAAATAGCATTATAAATACCATCGTCTATTTTAACTTTTGTTTTTGATGCTGCCATTATTATTTTATTTTAGAAAACACATTTCTATTATAACCAATACATAAATTCATATATTCGCCAAACCACCAAAATTCAAAATTGTGCTCAAAATGTTTATCTTCTACGTTTAGATGTTTTAGCCAAATCAATTCATTATCTTCTGTCAATAATGGAAACCATGCAAATGTTTTATCTTTTTTCATTTAATTTATTTAATTTTTCTTTCCTATCTTTATTACGGAAATGTTTATTCATTTTCCTTGTAAATTCTTCTAAGATTTTTTTATCAATATCTGGAACTCCATTTATTTTTTTACTAATCAGCATAACTTATCATTTAGTTTTTGTAATTTATTTTTTCTGATATTATTGACAAATTTCTTGTGAAGTTTAATTGCCAATTCTCTTAATAATTTTATTTGATCTGTAGTTTCTGACATTATTATATGTTATTCAAAGTTTCTATTTTTTGTTTTATTAATTCTCTATAATGATATTTATTTGCTTTTTTATACATTTTAATTCCATAATCACTTCTCTTATACCATTTAATAAATTGATTTTGTGTTGGTATTTTCTCTTCATAATAATTTTCAGAATGAAAATCTTGAATACAGAAGAAATATGCTAAATCATCTAATAAAGTTGAAACATTATAATCCCATATTCCAAATTGTTTATCAATTACCATATTATTTCATATATGAAAACCTAAACAATCCTTTTTCATTAATGGTAAATGATTCAATTATTTTCATATCTTCATCTGATTTTTTAGTTTCATATGACCATTTACCGCCATCATCAAATACAAATTCATTTTCTGTTGTTGAATCTAATCTTTCAGTTAGACGATCATTTTCTTTGCTAATTTTAAGAAGTTCTTTAAAATACTCATCTCTAACTTCTGGTGTTGTGAAGATCGTTTCATCTGGGGTTTGTTCATCTCCATATCTATATGATATTTCGTAAATTTTATATACTTTCATATTCTTTAAGTTTATCTATTTTTTGTTTTCTTTCAGTTTTAATATCTAATTTGAATCGTTTAATTTTATATCTCAAATCGGAATTTCCTACTAATGATAAGTAATATTTATTAAATTTTACACTGAAATGAATTTGTTTAATTTTATATTTTTTACCAAATTCTAATATTGTATTGTTATTATTAATTACAACTACATCATCACCAATTTTCAAATATTCAATTTTTATTTTTGACATAAGATTTCAATTTTTTTCTTTCTTGATGTTTTTAAATCAAAATCAAATCTATAACTGAAATATTTTTGTTCACCAGACTCTATGAATGTTAAATAATGATTATGTTCAGGAATATTATCTAATGATTCTCTATGAAAAACTCCACTAATTGTATATTTTTTAGTCAGAATTAAATTGTTATTACTATCATCAATAACAATAACTTTATCTCCAATTTTAAAAGATTTTATTTTTTGCATAGTTGTTTAAGTTTTTTATTTCTTGATGTTTTCAAATCATATTTAAATCTATACGGAAAATATATAATTAATGCAGTTTCTTTAAGTCTTACACAAAAATTATAGTCATCAAAATCAGAGTTATTATAAATAATTTCACTAATTGTATATTTTTTATTTAATGTCAATAAAGAATGAGTGACATCAGTAGCAATTACTTTATCACCAATTTTTGATGTTTTGAGGTTAATCATTTGATATTTTATTTAATTTTTCCTTTCGGATGTAGTTTAAATCAATATCAAATCTAAAATCATAATATAACTTATTACCAGTCTCAATCAATCTAATTCGGTCATTACATGAATTATCACAAACATCAATATAACTAATTGTGTATTTTTTATTTAATATTAATTCAGAAAAATTAACATTGACTGCAATTACTTTATTTCCTATTTTTAATTTTTTAATGTCAATCATGATTTGATATTTTATTTAATTTTTCCATCCTGATTGATTTAATATCAGAATTAAATCTATCTATTAAATATCTAGTATCTCTCATTTTGAAAAGTTTAAATTGATATACATTAAATTCTTCTATG